TTATACGTCTTAGCAATCGCTCCGCCAATTGGTATCAGGTTAATAGGATCAGCGACACCAACAACGCCAAGGCCAACAAGGAACGACATAGCGCCGCCCTTTTGGATGGTCTCTCGATCTGCTGTCTCTCTAGCATATTGTTTGCGTACTGCTTCGATCTCATCGACCGTATCGGCTAGTGCCGCATGGGATACAAACTTTTTGTCTAGCTTCTCGCCTTCCGATAGATAGTCATAAGGGTTGAATGACTGGTCATCCACGCCATCAGGTAGGCCAGACTCTTGATTAACGAATGAGCCGATTGTGTTTTCTTGACGCCATAACGCGCTTGCGATCTCGATTGCCGATGGATCTTCATCCTCGGGTGCTTCCGCAAGGTTAGTTAGCTTGTTGATCAATACGAGATCATCTGGCGCTTCGATAAACGGCATCAGTCTTGGCTCTCTCGCTCTTGGATATCCTCAATGAGCTTTGATCTTTGGCGCTTGCCAGTCTTTTCAATAGCTTCGCCAACCGTTGTTAGCACTTCAACCGCCGACCCTGCTACTTCTCTACGGATTTCGCCGGGTAGCTGTATCGCTTCTGCAATGATTCTGCGGCTATCAGATAGGACGGTATCCGCGTAAAGCTCTGACGCTGGCACAGCCCTTCTTGGCTTGCCCTTGCGTTCTTCGTATGCGGCCTTCTTCTCTTCGAACTGCTGGCGTCTGTGGGCAACGCTACCTTCTTCCTCTGCCTGTCTGATCTCAGCCGCTAGTTCTGCTGTTTCGATTCGGAGCTTGGCTTGCTGGCCTTCAACATCGGGGACAAAGTAGCCACTACGCTGTTGGAATACGCCATCATCGTCAAGGATGAGAACACGATACATAGGCGATCCAGCCGCCGCTGATCGGGATGTAGCGTCATCGGTCAATAAGTAGATGTTTTCGCGGTCAAACTGGAGATTGGGAGCCTCTGCGCGGATCTCTTCATCTAGCTGATCACGCATATACTCAACGCTTCCATTCACAGAGTAATACTGTTCGGGTGCGTACATCATGTCGCCGAATATGGACTGAGTATAGTTAGACTGGATCATCTTCTCGGCCTGCGCTCTTGCCGAATCCTCATCGGAACCAGCGAGATAGTAGCTCTCAAAGATTGTTTGATACTGGCTAACGGCATTCTGGAATGATGTCGGATCAGCCTCGCCAACAATGTCACGAGTCCAGTCAACGTACTTGTCGTTGTACTTCTCGGTCTTGATCTGATCACGTCGAGCCGTTACGCGGTTCTGATCAGCCGGATCAGTTAGTTGCTGGCTAAGTCGGAGCGCCTCTTTGGGGTCCATGACTTCCATCAATCTAACCATGTTTGATGCAAAGGCTTTTGTCTGAACATTGGTGATCTGGTCAAACATGCCGGGCGTCTCATCAACGCGATCAATGAGCTGTGCCGCTTGCATAATCAATGCGGGATCACCTGACAGTAGATAGCTGTTTGTCTGGTTCTTTACAGTGCTTGGGATCATGCGCGTCTTCTGAATAAAGATCGCATCGGTCAGCATACGTTGCTCGGGTGTCGCACCTTCCTGCGCTGGCACGTATACATCATCGTAATACTTGTTGATATCAGACTGATCTGGAACGTAATAGGGATCGCGCTGGTCTGTGAACTGCTTAGTGATGTTGACGTTGACGGCAGTGGTCTCGGCCTTTTTAGCCACGGCAGTACGTGCCGACTTCTTGAGGCTGGTCATCTCACTCTGAGAAATGCGGCCCGTTGTATACCACTCGTTTGCTTGCTGATCTACGTCAACCGGGTCAATGTTCCCGCTTGCAACCTGTACTTCGTAGTCAGATAGCTCAATACCGAATGCTGTGTCCTCTTCGACTAGACGGCTTTCAAGCTGATTCAATCTTGTCGCCATCTGCGACTCTAGCTTTGACTGCTGTTCGGGAGATAGCCCTTCAATAGGATTGGCGGTAATGGTCGCAAGCATCTGCTTACCGTTTTCAATCCTTTCCTGAAGCGATAGGTCTTCATTGTTCAAGATAGCGCGATCAAGTTGGCCCAAGTTACTCTGGACAATCAGTCGATCTTCTTGCTCTGAGGTGAACTTTGAGTATGCCGCTGGATCGAGAATCTCGTTGTTCTCAAGCCCAATGTTTTCGATCTGCAATTGCAACTCTTGAACACGAGTGTCATCGCCATCACGAGCGGCTCTTGCTTGCTCATCGGCCAGAGTCGTTAGCTCTTCATTCAAGTTGGCGGCGGCAAGGTCAAACTGACGCTTTCGCTGTGCGTCCGCTAAACGGCCCTGTACGCGCATTGCATCTTCAGTGAGTCGTAACCGTAGGTCTGCCGCAATATCCTCTGGCAAGCCTTCTGTGACGCCCTTCATATAGCCATTGAAGTCACTTTGGAATGCTACGGGATCGGGATCATCTGCATACTGCTCTTCAAGCTCAAACAGCTTCTTCTTGCCATCAACTCGGATGCCAGAGCTATAAGCGTTCAATGCCGCTTTGTTGTATGCCTGATCATAGATAGAGATCGCAGAGAGAAAGCCCTCTTTGGTTTCTGGTGCTTGGCCTTCTTGCGCCGCTTCCATACCGGATGCAACGCCAGCTTCTTGACCGCGCTCTGTTTGAATCTTAGCGCCGATATCAAACGCAATGTCCCCGACCTGTTCAGCCAAGCCAGAGAGAGCCTGCAAGCGTTTAGCCTGAGACGTATCTACACCTGTTGGCGTAAACTTGCCGTAGTATTCAATGCGCTTCTGAGCCATTACTCTTCCTCTGGCACTAACTGAGCCGCTTTTAACCCGCCACTAAGTAGCGTGCTTGCCGCTGTGAGTCCTGCTATTTGTGTTGCCGATCTCGCCTGACGTTCTAATGACGCCCTTCTTAGGCGTTCTGATAGGTCAATAGTCATCTCGCTAAGACCTGCCTGCTTCGCGCTTTCCAAGGCCAGACTTGCTGGCGTACCTTCCCCACTAATTCCTGCTGTCGAGAGTGCCGCGACGTTAGCCGCCAATGCCCGGTTAAGTTCTTGGCGTCGTGCTAGTTCTTGGCTTTCTGCCGCAAGTTCTTCCTGCTTAGCTTGCTCTTTGAGTGCTACCTTTTGAGCCTTGCCAGCTTGCACCTGACCGTAGGCTGACACTGCCGCGCTTGTTGCCGCTAATATTGCAAATATTGGGAGAGCCATCAGTTACCCTCGATCTCGTATTCAATCATTTGTATGTGCATGGGTGTTGGATCAGGACACGTAATCGTCGGTATGACCTCTCTACCCCAGCCGTTAATGTCGTAAACATCCTCTATTATGCCACTTGTGGGGACAATAGACTCGTTAGTAAGTGGTGACGTGATACCTGCCTCGCCAAACGAGCGGATAGGTACAGGGATGCCGTCGATATAGATACCGGAAGACTCGTAGACACGCAGGTTCATGCGGACAATCTTCTTCAGACGCATCTGGTTTTGGCCTGATCCGATGTTGGTATTCAGTGGCATCGGCTTAATAGTAGGAACAAACGGCAAGCCAACCTCATACGTGGTTAGCGAGTATTGTTCACTGGCATCAAGCGTGATCTGCCCACTAGCTACCGTGTAAGACGACAGCACATAGCCCTCGTTCTTGTCCAAATAGCCTTCGCGTGTAATAGCCTTGACCGATTCGCCGTCCAAATGATCTAGTCCGTCGATAACACCAGCCACTTGTACGCTCTTGATCGAGCAATCCATGAGATAGGTGAAGTCCCAGCGCTCAATAAACAGTTTGTCAGTGCCATTTACTTCGCGCTCAACCGTCATAAACAACTGATCGTCTACAACGCAAACGCTCTTGATGTCGCCGCTCGTACTCCAGCTAGTGAAGCCGTTGATGTCTTGGCTTCTCAGGGTGTTCAGGATGGCCGCTGTACCGTCACTATTTACGATAAATAGCCAGTTAGCGTCGTCACTCGCAGTACCCGCTAGGAGCGCCATATCGACCGGCTGATTGATCAAATGTGAGGCCAGTACCGACCTATCGTCTGTGGTGTAAGCGTCCTCGTTGAACGAATACAGGAAGCTCAGGAGCGATTTACCAAAGCGGTCTACAAATATGGTCGAGCCATCCACATCTTGGACCTCAACACTGTTTGCGCCGTGTGAAGTCTGTGGCTGAATGTTGATACTGGACGGGGTGACGGGTCTGCTGGTTACAGCAAACTCCGCGCCAGACGTAAATATCTGCAAGTTACGACCGGGATATACGTCAACAATGTCATTCAACTTGCGTGAAGAGATGGTGGCAAAGATCGCCTCATCGTCATCGCCGTCATCAATGTCGAAGTCAAAGAATGCGCCCGTCTTAGACATGAAGATCGACTGAGGCTTGGACTGAGTGCCACCAAGTACCAACCGGCCTTCGTAGAAACACGCGCTGATAGGGTATCCACGGGTAGCAGACCAAACATCCTCTTTTCTGGGTGTACCGTTGGCGGTCTTTACAAACGAAACCGTATTGCTTGCATCGCCTTCAGTGAAGTAGCCAGAAAACAATTCGAAGTTTTTTGTGGATTCGCCTGATATTGTGATCGTGTACTGCAATGCGCCTGTTCTTGCTACGGCCACACCCGTCTCGCCAAAGACTGGCATCTCTTGCAGATTCTTTTGGATGTTGAAAACAGTTGAGGCTTGCTCATCTGCCGTACCGTCACCCGCGAATGTAATGTTCTTGGACTGGATCGACTCGATATCAACTTGAAATCTATCGCCTTTTGCCAAGCTACCGCCGCCCAGCGTCAGCACTTGCACGTCATCAACGGGAGTAGGGCTTTGTGCATCGTCAAAATCGTACTGAGGGACGTTAATGAACGGGATGTTGTCGATAACCCAGTCCGCATCCGTACCAAGATTCACCAAGCGAATAGGCTCGAAGTTGCCGAAGACCAGCATGACGTTCTCGATCTGCGCTGTTCGCACAGTTGATACGTCAACAGTAGAATCATAAGTCGGCTTGATGTCCGCAACTCGCGTGGTCTGGATGTTTAGCCCAACAAGCTGAGAGCGGAAGATAGCGATATTGTCCCGCGTAAACTCGATCAGGTAATGCCGATCATCCTCAACGCTGAAGTCTTCCAACTTACAGTCACTATCAACGCCGGTTTCTTGGATTAGCTGAAATCCTGCCGCCGTGATCGTCGCCGACCCCAAATCAGTCGTGCCAACACGGACCAGACGCCAGTAGCGAGCGTATATGCCAATCTTGATGCGGAAGTCCTGTGGGCTTGTGCCGATCAATGGAACGTCACCTGCGTCGGTATACGTCACATCGTCAGAGGAATACTGAACTTTGAACTCAGTTGAGGTGCCAGACGACAAGCTAATTTGCCGGATATCAATAAACTCGATATCAGCTATGTTGCTTGCGCCTTTATCGGCCTTGACTACGACGTAATCATTGGTCGTGCCAATCGCTACCGTAGTTGATGTGGTTGTTGCGTCATTGCCATACAGTACCGACGCTGTGCCGCCATTCGGCATGGTTCCTGTGTAAGCAAAAGACACCAAGTTGCGTGTGGTCTCAGCGATGAACTCAGTGCCGGGGCGACGACGCAAGCCGCCTTGAGGAACAATCACAACATTACTAGCTGTCTCAGCCGCCTGATAATACTGGTTGATATCAATGCGGCCTTTCAGCAGTGGCGATAATTCACCGCTTACAAAGTTAGACTGTATATAGCGAGTCTTAGCCATTGCGCGTCACTTTTACAAAGAAGTCATCGGTCTGAAGAGTGCAGTTTTTATCTGCCATTGCTTTAAACTGCGCGGGAGACGTTCTCGTATCTTCATCTCTTATCGGAAACGAGGTGTATCGGGTAGCTTCATACAACCCAGAAAATTGGAAATTCTGCGTAGTAATGAAAGGCACTTTGTACTGAGTGCCGCCAGAGCCAAGATACAGATCCAATTCGATTTCTGTATTGTTGCTGGTAGTTGTTGGCTGGACAATAATCCGCATCTCAACCGTATCGCCTACCGATAACTGACTAAAATCAAACGAGCTTGTTGCCGCGTTCCACAAATTGGTCACGCCCAACGGAAGATAGGCGTTAGTGGTAGCTGTACCCAGCGCGTCATTGGGGACTACCGTTAGAGTGTCGGCAGTCAGAGTTAGTGTTGAGGCTCTTGAGTCGTCATATACAGCATAGCCCGCACTTGTAATCCCGGTTCTTCCTACCGTGACAGATTTCTTGCTAACAGCCGTCACCAATAGTTTATAAACCACAGTCGTGTTTATGACGTGGATCACATCATTTACTTGGAACTTTGTAGACGCATCATCGAAATAGTTTGCGGCAGTAACCGTCGCCTGAGAGTCCTCAGTGTAGTAGGTATAAATCCTTGGTGCTGGAGAGGCTCCGCCAACGTGTGAAAGGGTCTCGTTATTAAAAGCCATTAGAACCTCACATTAGTGAACGGGTTGCTTCGTAGTTGCTCCGTTGGGTACTGCTGAGAGTCCGTATATCGCGCCATACGGGACGCATTCACATAGGCCGCCGCCATCTCACCTCGTGCCGCAGAACTGTCTCTAATGCTCGCCGCGAAGTCCATAGCCAATGCGTACTCGATCATCTTTGCGAAGTACACAGGCCACTCATCTTCAGTGACGTTTGCAATGTAGTCAGCGTATAGGGCTTGGGTAGAGTTGCTGTATACCTTGTCACCATAAATCTGATAGTTGGAATCAGGTGTCACAGTGATCAAGAACAGCATGTCAGTGGGTAGCTGGTAGATGCTTCTCCAGCCATTGGGGTCAACCGGGGTATCCGTCAACAGAGATATCTGTGCCTTCCTACGTGCAAAGCCCCAACGATGCTTTGTTAGCTCGTTCTGGACGATGTTGTCGTAAAGATTGTTGGCAACTGTCTCGCGCCGTGATCCGCCAGTAAGTGCGTTAATCGGAGTATCCCCGATCAGAATAAGCGCATTGCTAATTAAGTCGATCTTACTCGCCATAACTCACC